CTCGCTGCTTATTCCGCAATTCCTGCTCACCCTGACAACTAACGCACATCGTGCATCCCGGATACGCTTTCCGGCGCTCATCGCTAAGCTGATCTCCGCATTCCTCACAGTGCGTTGCTGATACTGCTGAGTGGTTAAGCCTGTGAGCCTGAATAGCGTTTTCGCGCATCATCTCTTCGAGAGCGCTGGCCTGATCGATTAGTTCGGCGGTCATATTGATTCCTCTTGAATGTCAAAAGGTGAAAACTCAATTATTTCCCATTCCCATCCAGGCGCAATCACGCAACGACCATATTCGTCGTACTGCCCTTTGAACCAACTACATTCAATGGCGTAGGTTCCATCAGTTGGTAGATGGTCATCGCGGTTTTCGATGATTTCCTTCTCAATAGCCTTAAGCTCTTCAATGGTGCAGGCTCCGCGAACGCCGCAAATATATGGCTCGCATGCATCATCCATTACGAGTAAATCGATTGTTACCTTACTCATAGTCAATGCTCCCGAAACTGTCGGTTAATTCGGTTGAAGGTGAACGCGAGAAAATAAAAAGGCCGCATTAGCGACCTTGTGATTCGTTTGGTTAGCGTCATGCTGCCTCTGTTTTCATCACGTCGATCGCGCATCCTGGAAGTAACTGAACCGCTGGTCCGTCGCACTGATTTCCCCACACATCGAAGCCATGCGACGACTGACGGGCGAATAGCTCAATGCGCGGAACTTCTCCGAGCAGTTGCACCAGTTTCTCGCGAACGATATCCGGCTTGCGGGAGTTCTCCAGACGCGGTGCGGTGACGTGCTGGCAGATGGAAGCGTCCATGCGTTCTGGCAATTTGCCACGTACCGCAAACAGGCAATCTTCACTATTGGCCCGGGTCATGTGTCCCATGCCGATCGCGCTGTTGCCTTTGTGCTTATTAGTTTTGTGCCAGGTGAATCCCTTCATGGTCATCAGGCGGAATCCCCACGCCTCGACAACTTTCAGAGCTTCAATCGGCTGCGTCGGAACCCACCACATCGCTAACAGGCAACTATCGGCAGCCAGATCCCACACCGGAAGACGGCAGATATCCTGCACATTCATTACCGGGTATTTGAGCCCGGCGCCGCGCTCTCCGTCGGCTGCTTTATCGCGATATGTCCATGGAGGATCTGCATAAATCAGAGTGTATTTTCCGGCCATCAGTCGCTCCTTATCTCCCCATAACGACCGCGATACTTACGCATACGGTCATCAACGTAATCAGGCTCAACGGGACCAACTACCATCCACCCCGGTCTGAATGAAGCTTCTAAGTTGGCGCACCAGACTTCCTTTTCGTGCAACTCCTGAAGCCTGTCTTCCATGGTCGGCTTCTGGAAATCGTCATTAGCGATGGCTGCAAAGCAACGTGCCAGCACCTCTTCTTTAGTGCCGGATCGCTTTGGTGGGCGCAGATATCCCGCCCCGTGAAGAGGTGATGACATTTGATACTCCTGATTAAATGGCGTGGATAGCGTGACGAGGGAAAGGAAGAGTTACCGGCGCAAAGGGGATGTCATCGTCGAAGTTCATCGGCGGCTCGTTGCTCTGCTGTGCCGGTTGTTGTTGCGTTCGTGATTGTTGCTGATTACTTACTGTTGGCTTCCCTTCTGCCTGTTTCCCGCCAAGCATCTGCATGGTGCCGCCGACGTTAACCAGAACTTCCGTGGTGTACTTTTCCACACCAGATTGATCAGTCCATTTACGTGTGCGGAGTTGGCCTTCGATATACACCTGCGAACCTTTCCGAAGATACTCGCTGGCAACCTCTGCCAACTTTCCAAACAGCACCACTCGGTGCCATTCGGTTTGCTCTTTCATCTCGCCGGTTGCTTTGTCACGCCATGATTCCGAAGTTGCCAGTGTGATATTGGCTACCGCGCCACCATTTGGTAGATAGCGAACCTCAGGATCTTGCCCAAGGTTGCCAACGAGGATCACTTTGTTTACGCCTCTACTTGCCATTTATGCCGCCTGTTTGAGTTCGTTTACCCTGATGTTCATTGTCTGAACGCATCTGTTCTGAGCATCCTCATTACCATCCATCAGTTGCCAGTCATGTTGATACCGCTCAATTAGTTTTTTCTTATCCGTTTCCGAGGCCGCATATTCACTGAACTCTCTCAGTATTTTTTCCACATCAACCGGTTCGGAGTTTTTATTGCTTTCTGATGTTGTTGATTGGTTATGATTGTCTGGAGTTGCCCATGCTGGTAGGGCAGGAGGAAGCCAGTAAAATGTTGTGTTGTCTTTAAGTTTCGCTCGGTTCCATCCTTGTGATTTTTCGGTAGACACCTGAGCAAACCCTTCTTCCAGTTCGTATAGATATCTTCCGATCCCCCACTGCACAGCGGCTCGTTTCATCGCCCCTGAACGACCACCCTTAACCGCCTCGACTTGCGTCTGCTCTGCCGCGTCCCACTTGGTAATCCATTCGTCACCAACTTTTATTGAGATACCGCACTCGACGCCGCCATTGTTCGGAATGTCTCGGTACTCATTCTTCCAGCCAGCTTTTCCGCAAACATCATCAAGACGCTTCATAATCGCCCGGTTGGTAACATAGGCCAGAACCATGGCCCATACCTTGCCAGCGCCAGTCTTTCCGCTTTGCTGGATTCGCCATTCGATATCACACGTATGGAATGGCTCATCTAATTTGCTCAGATCCATATGACACCTCAGAATGGAAGTTCGGAAGGGTTAGCCAGGAACTCGCATTTATTCATGCGCTCACGTTTAGCCATAGACAGGCAAAAGTTTTTCATCGACTTGTTGCCTGACTTGCGCCAGTAAAGCGCCTCTGTAACGTGGTACTGGCGCTTAATCCGGCTTAGTTCTGGTGTTGTTGCTAAATCAACAGGAATCATGGTCTCTCCTGAAATTTGGTTGTGCGCTGCCCGTCTGCGATAGCCGGACGAGTAGGGGGAGTGGATTTGAAATTAGTGCTGGATAGGGTTACCGCGTCCGTCGAGAAGGACGTCAATCACGCAGTCAGTGAGCCGGATAATCTCTGCATCGGTGTGCAGGTATACCCATTTGCGCTCTTGAATTACTGCTGAGACGCGATAGGTGCGGCCCTCGTGCAAAGCCATCATTCCAGGCATAACACACTGACGAATCATCGGCGTCGTTCCGTAATGTCCGATCATGATTTACCCTCCACCTGCTGCAATAACCCGGCAATGTGCATCTGCCGGCGGTTCATTGTGATTTTCTCGCGAGGTTTATCGACTGATGAGAGTTGCCACTCGTTGTCGTTGAGTTTTGATGCGTGGTACTGCTTGCCGTTGTGGGTGACTGTCATGATGCTGCCTCATCCCATTCAACCCATGCGTTTTCACCATCAGCGCCGATTACGCCAGTAGCACCGCAGCAAGGACATTCTGCCTTGTCACCTTCGTAGAGCCGGAAGCCGCAACCATTCTCAGTGGTTACGCTGATGAACGAGCCAGGTTGATTGCCGCCATCGCAGCTATCACAGGAAAGCCATGTGATTTTCAATGTCTTCATAATCATCTCCAGAACGTTAAATACTGCTTTCATATCTACCCACACTCATTGAATGCGGAGAGATATGAAAAAGCCGCTTGTTAGGCGGCTTTGATTGCCAATTCTTTAATCCCGCCATGATCTTCAATTAACCGCTCTACGACATCGCGAGGAACATATGGGTAAACAGTGTCTAATGGGTTATCTTCATCCTCTGCATACTCGAGAATTGATTTGTCTATTTCACTAGGTAATCCAAGCTCGAAACTGTTGTATCTAGCCACATCCTCAATATCCTTGCGTGGGGAGCAATAAGCTCCGTAATTAGCCTGAATGCTTATGCCGTACCCATCAGCACATACAACTCGGCGGTTAAAAAAACGGAACCCTTCCCATTGCCTTCCTTCGTTCATCCAGTCATTGAAAGTTTTCATCGCCTTACCCTCTTGAGATAATAAAAAGGCCGCCAGTTAGGCAGCCTTAGTGATTTCCAGATTTTGCAAAGTCGCACCTGCAACCCATGCCCAGTACATCCAATGGTCTCTTGCGTCTCCCTCGTCCTCAGCCTCAATAACCCGATCGAAATCTTCATTGTTCCATTGACCGGTGCATCGAAAATGATTACCTGCCATTGCCTCACCTCTAAATAAGTGGAGTAGATTTACCGCGCTGCAACCCGGTTAATGGTCAGCGCGGTTCAGTAATCAGAAATTCCAGGGCTTAGCTGACAGCTCGTTAGCCAGCTTGCGAGCCTCAGACTTGTTTGCGACTTCGTACTTCTCATCTGTCTGGCGACCATCAACACCGATGACCAGGAACTTCTGAGAGCGGCTTGCGTAGTAGTGTGCTGTTTTCATATCTAATTCCTTAACGAGCTGTAATCTGCCCGGATTTACGATGACCTGCGGCGTACAAAGCCACATCTGGCAAGCATGCAGATCCGCCTGTATTGCAGTCACGCAGACTACCGAGCGAAGTGGCGCGGTCTACTCGTGACATATCCTGCTTTCTTTCCTGTGACGCATTCTGAGCAGCCTCAGCGCGTCGTTTAGCCATCAGCTCACCACGTTTCAGATAACGCCGTGTAACGCTGTTGCTTGCGATAAATTTGGTCATATGTCCTCCAGTGGTTGCTTTGGGATTGGATGGCCGGTAGTGATTCCCGGCAGGACTTACTTATTTTCTCGGCCTCTATCAAGTCCACACTAGTTGTGTGATTCGTGTATGTCGCCTTACTGATATGCCTACTTCACCATGCCCCTACTGGTCGATTACCTACGCTCAATGGCGGGCATCATTCTCCATCTACTCACACGGTTGCAGCGCACAGCCTGCGCATTCATCCAATCCCAAAGCAACTTCCTTTGGTCTCCCACAAGGGCGGGAGAAGTAACCCCATCATGTTAAAGAGCTGAGACTCAATTCCTTGTCTCGGTGGTGCGTCCTGCTGATGGGTTAAATGTACCTGCAGGTAACGTTATTGTCTATACCTGTGGGTAAAGTTTTTATGCAAAAAAGATTACCTGATTGATATTTCAGGTAATTTATTTTTTGTGAGTGGTGAATAAAAAAGCCCGCGAGTGCGGGCTATAGGAATGGAGTTACGGTATTTTTTGCCACTTCACGTCAACCACCGTGCCTATTATCTGGCAGTTACCGTTAATTTCGGTAATTGGATACTGTGGGTTTAGCGGCTTCAGGAAGCGCCTTCCAGCATCTTCGATATACATTTTGAAGGTTGCTTCGTTGTCGTTGGTCAACTTGGCAACTACAAGCTTCCCACTCTTGGCTTCTTTGGTTGGGTCGACCAGAATGATCATGCCATCAGGAACGGTGAATCCTACAGGAGATGTCATTGAATCACCTTTCACTGTTAGCCAGAATGAATTTGCTCCGGCGTGAGTTGTTGTCTCTGGCCACTCTTCAATTTCTTCCAACTTGTAGGGCTCTACAGCCTCAAGCCATTGTCCTGCGCTAACCCAGCTTATCAATGGAAATTCCTTCGCTCCCTTGTGCTCTCCAGAATAGGCGACGTTGCCATGACCAGCATCAGCAATACCGTCCATCCAGCCTCTAGGCAAAGAAAAGGCCTTCTCGATGATTTCGACCATGTCGTCGGCAATTCGTTTGCGGCCTTTCTTACTTTCATCATAGAGCATTCTGGAAACGTAAGACGGTTCCCTTTCAATTTTACGCGCCACTTCTACGGCCTTTCCGCCGCACATTTCGTCGCGTATCTGCATTAGGCGCAAGCGCCTTTTCTCATATTTGTCCATACAGAACATTTTTACGACTCTTTACCTTGTGGTAAATAACCTGCAGGTATTGATTTATTACTTACCTGTGGGTAAACTTAATCTCGTGAAGGTAAACAAGGACCCGAGATATGAATGAACTGAGGCTTTATCTCAATAGCCTTTCACAGGATGAACAAAAGGAATTTGCCAGCCAGTGTGGAACCACGATTGGTTATCTACGCAAGGCGTTGAGCAAGAACCATGAATTAGGCGCGGCTCTTTGCGTACTGATTGAGAAGGCAAGTTCTGGAGCTGTAACTCGGAAGCACCTTCATCCTAGTGATTGGACAAGCATCTGGCCTGAACTGCAGGCAGCTTAAGAAATACCGCTCTTTAACATCGCTGCTCATCCTCTCCGCCCTTGTGGAGATAACAACTACGCATCACAGGATGCGCATTAACTATTTCAACACTAAAGGAATTATCAATGAAGGAACAAGCAAGTAACAGCAAACCAACGCAGCGTGATGTAGATCGCGCTGAAACAGATTTACTCATCAACCTGTCTGCCATCACTCAGCGCGGTCTGGCGAAGATGGTTGGTTGTCATGAGTCGAAGATAAGCCGGACAGACTGGCGCTTTATAGCAGCGGTTCTGTGTGCTTTTGGAATGGATTCAGACATCAGTCCGATCAGTCGTGCATTTCGTCATGCACTGGAAGGAATTACAAAAGAAAAACGTCCAGCTGTTGGTAGCAGCATGGACGCTTAAGAACACTGTGTTATGTCAACCACACGGGAGTAATTATGCCTAAGAAAACTCGTTTTTACCAGGCGTCAGTACATAAAAATATTGCTCGTGACCGGTTCATCAAATCATGTAACCCGGCTGTCGGCGTAAAGCTGAGAGCCATTCTGGAAGAATTAAAGCGTAAGGAGAACGGTCATGAGTAACCTCGCAACAGTTACACCAATCAGGCCGATTCTGGCGGCCGTGGAGCGTCAGGTGGCAGATCTCGATGATGGCTACACGCGAACCGCTAATGCACTGATGGAGGCCGTTATGCTGTCAGGCCTTACTCAACACCAGTTGCTGATTGTAATCGCTGTGTGGCGCAAGACATACGGATACAACAAGAAGATGGACTGGATCGGCAATGAGCAATTCTCAGCTCTGACCGGGATGGCGCCAACTAAATGTTCTACTGCAAAAAACGATCTTGTCAGGATGGGGGTTCTAACTCAGTCAGGTCGTCAGGTCGGAATGAACAAGAACATATCCGAGTGGAAAACAAAGTTTAACGGAATTGGTAAAACATTTACCGAATCGGTAAATAAAACCTTCACCGAATCAGTAAAAAGTAATTTACCGAATCAGGGAAACACAAAAGACAATATACAAAAGACAGAAAGAAAAGATCCCCCTAAATCCCCCGAGGGGGAAAACTCGCTCGCTCAGGAAGTGATGGATTACTTCAACGAGCTGACCAAAAGCCGCTGCTCAAAACTGGCGCCATTTGAAAAAGTTCTCTCCACCGTGAAGAGCAAAGACCAGTGCTACACAGCTGACGAGTTGAAGCTGGTTATCCGCTGGGCCCATGTGAACTGGGGGCATAGCTTCAAGCCTGAGAACCTGTGCCGCATGACCCGTTTCGATGGCTACCTGTCTGACGCCCTGATCTGGGCTGATGAGCAAGGAAGCAACCCAGCAGCATGTCCACACGAAGAAATTATTAAGCTCTGGAACAACAAGTTCCCTGCCAAATCTGTCTCGCTGCATGAATGGAATAGGCGCCGACCGGCCTACCGAGATCTTGAAGCGGTATGGAACGGCAAGACCAGTCAGGGTAACTGGCGCGAGCTGCGACACATGGGTATGGCCTTCGAGCTGATCGGTAAGTCATCGCTGTTCACCAACAAGCAGGGCGAATCGTGGCTTACTCTGGACTGGATACTCAATCCGAAGAACTGGGGACCGGTCTACGAACAAGCCATCAACGAACACCGCCAGCGTAAGGGAGTTACTGCATGAGCCGTTTTATCGATCTCTACGCAGAAAAGTCAGTCATCGGTGGAATCATGCTGGCCGCCAGTAAGCCGGAAGGCGCTGACGCAGCTACAGATGCCATCGAGGGCATTGGTGAGGAACATTTCACCGTAAGGCCTCACAAGCTGATTCTGGGCGCCTACAAGCGACTTAACGAAGCAGGAACACCAATTGACCTTCTGACGCTTACCGATGAACTTGAGCGCACAGGTAACCTGGCCGACGCCGGAGGATTTGCCTACCTGGCTGAATGCAGCAAAGACACGCCGTCATACGCCAACCTGTCGGCATACTGCGAGAAGCTTCGTGAATTAGCTACCGGTCGCCGGATGACGTTAATCCTGCAGGCCAGCATCCAGAAACTTTCCGAGCCAACATCTGACTCACTTAGCGACATCATCGGCGCCATTCAGGCAGACGTATCAGGGATTGAATGTCATGACGAAAGCGGAACTGAGCACATCACCACCGGAATCGACATGTCTCTTGAGACTATTCAGTCGATCATCAGCGGTGATATCTGGAAGCACAAAACAGAGCTTGGAATGGCAACTATCGACAGTGCGTTCGGCGGGTTCAATAACACAGATTTCATCGTGGTAGGTGGGCGCCCTGGTATGGGTAAAACCATGTTCAGCACCACAGTAACCGAGACGGTGGGCCTGAAAAACAAAAAGCCAGTCCTGTTCTTCAGTCTGGAAATGCCGGTTGATCAGATATCAGAACGTGTCGCATTTCACCGGGCTAGGGTCAGCAAAGAGGATCTTCTTAGCAACAAGGCTGGCGTGATGGATGGCGCCTGGGGGAAAGTTGGCCACTGCATGAAGGACTTCATCGACTCACCAATATACATCAACGACAAAAGCTCTCTCAGTGTCCATCAGGTACGCGCTGAGGCTCGGCGCATGCACAAGAAGCTTGGTGGTCTCGGTGTGATTATCGTCGACTACCTCCAGAAAATGCGCATGTCAGATCCGGAGAATATGAACCGCAGCGTTGGTGAAATTGCTACTGGCCTGAAGAACCTGGCTAAGGAGTTGCGATGCCCGGTAATCGCTTTGGCACAGCTAAATCGAAAGGTAGAGGAACGGGCAAACAAGCGACCTACTGCGGCAGACCTCCGTGAGTCAGGTGTAATCGAGCAGGAAGCAGATGTGATTTTCATGGTGTACAGGGATGAGAAATACAACCCGGCTACCGAGTTGAAAGGCATTACAGAAATTATCTGCGTTAAATCTCGCCACGCTCCCGGCGCCGAAAAAACCTACCACTTCAGCAGCCGCTACTCCGGTCTGGATCCGGTTGCATTCACGCATAACGAACAACAGGAAATCGACAATGACTATGAGTGCTAATGACGAAGGATTGAATACGCGAGAGGTAATCGAAAAGCATTACCCTGAATTTCCCGAAACCATCCTCCACGCCGAACTATGCCGGGCATGTGCTCGCGTAGACGGTCGCAGCATCAAGCAGTCACTCAAAGCCTTTGCTCTGGCACGTATCGAAAAGGTTGAGAGCAAGCCACTAAAAGGTGCGCTTGAGCAGATGGCATCCAGCATGTTTCCAGAGACAGAGATAGCCCGCATCCGCTCCTGTGTAGGTCGCATGGAGTCGGCACTGGTTAAGACATTTGGAGTGAAGCGAGCATGAAAGAACTTAGAGACATTCTGGCGATTGCATTCTTTGCAGCGATACCAATTAGAGGCTTCATCAGCGTGGCATTTCTTGCTTACCACGAAAAGGCCGGGTGGGGATGGTTGTTGTTTGCAGTAATCCTGATTGCTGGAAGTGTTCACATTAAAACTGGTGACTGGCATGACTGAACCTTACATAGCAGAGCTATCTGCAAGCGTGGCCGTGATAGTCGGCCTTTTTTATGCAATACGCAAAAACATCGATTAACAGGCTCGCAAACAGCGGGCCTTTTTTATGAGGGTAGGATTATGAAAGAGCAATTTGAAAAATGGGTAATGGTTGCCTCCAGTGGAAACGCCGATCTGACTTTAAACATCCATGGAGAGTATGACTCACCGGAAACATCTGGTTTCTATGAGTTGTATAAACTGGCGAGAGCTGACATCTCTCAGGCTCTCACAGACATGGAAGTACAGCTAGCTAACGCCGAGAGCAAGTGCAGGGAGCTGGCGGCGGAGAATGCGGGGTTAAAAAATCCAGATAACTGGTTGTCACAGAGTGACTACGGTTACGAGGCATCTGAGGTTGCCACTCAAAATGGAGCAACTGAAGACGAATCCTTGAGAGCCGGTATGGTCGCAATTATTAATCGAATTGAAACCCCAGCCACAGACGCTTTCCTAGCTGAAGTGCGGGCGCAGGCTCGTAATGAAGGTATCAACTATGCCGCTGGTCGTCTCGCTGCCGCATTCAATCACGGATTCGTTGATAAGCCTCTGACAGAGGTTTGTGACGTGGTGCGCATGATTCTGGACACCAAAGAAGAACTGGCAAACTCCACGCTGCCAGCTGCTGATGGGATTTCTGGCGAGTACGCAGAGAAGTTTCTCGCAGAGTTCGCCGCACAGCTTCGCAAAGGAGCCGAGCTATGAGCAAGCCAACAGATGAAGAAATCATTGCGGTACTGAAGCGTCGTGGTCCATGCATGACATACGTAGCTACTAACTGGCTTCGCGATGACCATCGCTCACTTCAAACAGCGTACGTATTGCGCCGCCTGAAAAAGCTTGAAGCAATTGGCGTGGTTAGGCGCGTTAAAACCAGTTATGCGGTTCAAATCTGCTGGGAGGCCGCCCAATGACAGCACTCAACAAACAGGCGCTGCGCCAATTAGCTACTAGGGCAACACCAGGTCCGTGGGAGGAAGAGAACGGGGAGGTGTGGATTATGCGAAACGGAACCGCTAATTCCATTCTCACTAGCATATGCGGTGACGATACGTCGGGGCAGCAGGACTTTGATAACGCCAGATTCATCGCCGCAGTTAACCCAACTACCATGCTGGCGCTGCTGGATGAGCTGGAAGCCGCAGAGAAGCGCATAGCAGAGTTGTCTGCGAGCCACAGCAAATTGCGCGACACGATGGCGACCATCCACAACACAATCCGAATGGATGGCGGCTATACGCCACTGGCAGCAATCCTTAACGCTGCTAAACGAGCACATGAAGAATCAGCAAGCGCCGCTGGCATTGGCGTGAAGGGGGAGTGATCATGGCTACCAATAAAACGCTTGAAGCAGCAAATTTCTGGCAGATAGAGCGGGCCAAATTCGAAGAGAAACATCCAGACCAGCGCATCATGCTTAATCGCATTGAAGAGCAGCTACAGGGCAATATTTTTTCGGCAATTACAATGCTTAACGATTTCTCTTTCGCCATTCGCGAAGTCGAGCGCAAAGCAAAATCTGAGAAGGATTAACCCATGACAACTAACCACCCGGCGAACGGTCCTGTATCAGTAATCAATTAACGGAGGTCGCCCCATAAGGGGCGATAACAGCATGAATACAGAAGAGTTGAAAGAAAGAATCGCAGATAGCGAAGAAACGGCATTTGAATTGTTGAATGGTACGATGCCCCGCGCCTCTACGCGTTTTCATAAAGCCGCTAATGAGCTGGCAAAACTTCTGAAAGATGTACGTGAGTATTTCCCGGAAGCTCGCTATTACACCTCGGGTGGTGATGGTTTCGCATTGATTCTTGGTGATACGCACAGCGGAAGAGGGGAAATCCCGAACAACGAATTATCAGCACTTGAATCAGATAAATTGCATGTTCAGGGAGGTGACTGGTAATGCAATTCACCAAAGAGCAGTTAATAGCGCACATTACCCCAAGGCTGGCGCGGATTAAGACAGATTCACGGGTTAACGATAACCTCCGCAATGAAGCGCTGATGAATAAGCGCGTGTTGGAAATAGCACTGGCAGCACTAACCGCGCCGGAATTACCACCAGAGGGAACGGGGGCAAGGGGGCGATCAATAGACGCCAATTACCGTAGGCAGGGCGCGAAAACTGGATGGGAAACCTGTTTGTCATCCATTTTGGGGGAGTTTAGCAAATGACCAATAAACCAGAACTACCAGACGACCGTCTGGATAAAATAATTGCAGAAACATCCGCAACGATAGCAGAGCGTCAGGCTTACTCTAATACGGATGGCGGTTCGATCGAGGTTAATACAGCGTTGTTTTTAGGTGCGATGCGCGAGCTACGGGAACTACGTCGCTCCTATTTGGCGCTACGTGGTGAGATTGAGGACGTTCAGGCGCAGCTCTACGAGGCTGAAAACCGGAATGAAGCCAACGCCGCCATGCTTCAGGCTGGCAACTCTCCGGTAACTCCGGATTGTTGGTGTCGCACTTGCCGCCCCGTAACAATGAGTGACATGCGATTCGTCGTTTGCCCTGACTGCGGAAACAAGCGCTGTCCGCATGCCAATGACCACAGGAATGATTGCACTGGAAGTAACGTTCCTGGACAGGCTGGTAGCGCATATCCAGCAGCACCACAGCAGGAGGTAACAAGTGCAAGAGTTCATCCTGCACGAAACAAATAAAACTCAACTCTGGTTACTCCTCAAAGAAATCCTCTCTACCGGCAAACGCTGGCGCATAAAAATATCTGAGTACCGTGAAAAGCGAAGTCTTTCGCAGAACAACCTTTTGTGGAAATGGAACATCGAATTAGCGGAGCAGTTAACCGCTACCGGTGCTGACAAATTCACTGACGAGGAAGTTCACGAATGGCTCAAGGATATGTATTGCCCAGCCAAGCCGGTAACCATCTCAGGAATGACCAGATACGTTAAATCAACCCGGCGACTCGATATCGGTGAGATGCACAAATACCTAACCGATATCGACCAGTGGGCGTATCAGAAGGGATTGCGACTAACCATTCCGTCTGAGTGCGAGTACCGGGAATTACAGCGGAGGCAGAACGAGTGAAGCTAAAAAGCACAACTCAAATTGCACTGGATAATCTGATATTCACTCCCACCAAACGAAGTCGAAACAAACCCAAGCCGATCCCCACGGCATCCGAAGTAAAAAGCTACGACCCGACCTATCCACTTATAGCCAAACGCTGGTTACGCGTTAAGGCGAGGAGGAGAACTGCGTGAATGTTTATGAAAAAATAGACGGTTCAAACTGGCGAAACATATGGGTAGTCGGCGATCTGCATGGTTGCTACACCAATCTGATGGACCGGCTTAATGAACTGAAATTCGACCCGGAGAAAGACCTGCTTATCTCCGTTGGTGACTTGGTTGATCGCGGCACTGAAAATGTCGAATGCCTTGAGTTAATCATGATGCCATGGTTCCGCGCTGTACGTGGAAATCACGAGCAAATGATGATTGACGGCCTGTCGGAGTTTGGCAATGTCACTCACTGGCTGATGAATGGTGGTGGTTGGTTCTTCAACCTTGACTATGACAAGGAGGTGCTGGCGAAAGCGCTGGTACATAAAGCCGCAGAGTTGCCACTAGTAATCGAGCTGATTACCGGTGATAAGAAAGTAGTCGTCTGCCATGCCGACTATCCTTCCGGAGTTTATGAGTTTGGCAAGGATATTGATACCCATCAGGTAATCTGGAACAGGGAGAGGATCGCCAATTCTCAGGATGGGAATCACCACGAAATAACCGGCGCCGATCTGTTTATCTTCGGTCACACTCCAGCCCGGCAGACACTGAAATACGCCAACCAGATGTACATCGACACTGGCGCAGTTTTCTGCGGAAACCTAACGCTGGTACAGGTTCAGGGAGAAGAAAATGGCTAAGCAACCGAGGCGACGGTGCAAAATATGCCGTGAGTGGTTTTACCACCGATTCCAAAACGAATGGTGGTGTTGCCCGGAGCATGGAGCTGAATACGGAATAATGCTCAGAGAAAAGGAAAAAGTTAAGAAGGAGCAGCAGAGAAAGAAAGAAGCCCAGCAAGAAAGACGAAGCCTTAAAGTCCGCAAGTTAGCCCTCAAGCCAGATAGTTACTTCAAATCCCAAGCCCAGCAAGCCTTCAATAAGTTTATCCGCCTTCGTGACCACGATCAGCCCTGCATCAGTTGCGGAGAAACAAACCCTCCAGACCTGCACGGCGGACAGTGGGATTGTGGGCATTTTAAGACAGTTGGCGGCTTCCCTGAGCTGAGGTTTGAAGAGCGAAATGCTTACCGGCAATGCAAGTCATGTAACGCAGGATCCGCAAAGCACGGAGCTAAGGCCGCAACGGTAGCCCAGCAATATGAAGCAACTCTGGTAGAGAGATTTGGACAGGAGTTGGTTGACTGGCTGAATGGCCCGCATGAAATGACCCGATACCGGCGCGAAGACTTCATCCGGATCCGCGATGAGTACCGGCGAAAATGCCGTGAGATGGAAAAGAAACTGGAGGACGCATGACATTCGAATCCTACTTTGCCGATCACCTTCGTCTGCGCTGGACACGGTTACGCATCTATCGTCGACCGGGCTCATTCGCCACTGACTACCGGATATTACGCAATTACATCAGTCGCTATAAAACATCAGGAGCAGAAGTATGAATCTCGAAAACACACTGCGATATCACTTTGCGAAATCAACGATGATTAGCGACTCTCCGCGCGCCACGGCGTCAGACTCTTTGACCGGAACTGACATCATGGCGGCAATTGGCATGACACAAACACGCGCCGCTCTTGGATTTAGCGCTTTCCTCGGCAAGATGGATATCAGCGACTATGACCGTGACCGGGCGATCAGACTTTTAACTCAATATGCAATGGAGCAGTGCGACAAGGTTGCAGCCTTACGCAAGCTCGAGACAGATATTAAGCTGAAAGTGATGCAAGTGCTCGCAACGTTCGCATTTGCTGACTACTCACGCAGCGCCGCCAGCACCAGAACGTGTGACTGCTGCCAGGGTAATAAATTCGTCGAAGCGCAGGTGATGACGATGAAGCATATCGGCAGACCTAATCTGGAGGAAAGGCGGGAAACGGTTAAGGTGCTTTGCCATAAATGCAAAGGGAAGGGTGTGCTGACCAATGCATGCCAGTGCAATGGGAAGGGCGTGGTTCTGGACAAAGAGAAAACTATTCTACAAGGTGGCGTACCAGCTTATAAAACATGCAGCCGGTGCAATGGGCGTGGGTATGCCAGATTGCTACCGGATAGCGTCCGTAAATACATCTGCGCGACGGTGATGGATATACCTGAAACTACGTGGCGCAGGTCTTACAGGGATTTCTTTGAAAGCCTGGTTGGTGAGTGTATTAAACAGGAGGAATACGCAAACCGGATGTTGAATAAAGTCACACAGTAGTGAATATTTTCTATGAAATAGGATTTATCTAGAAAATCACACTTTACAAAGTGGCGATTTTTGTTTAATCTCGATTCTAACGATGGGTTACTGACTTCGTTGGCGATGAAAGTTGACGCCGGAGCCGTGCGAGTATGCAGAGTGCATGGGATATAAATGAGTAATTGCCAAAAATTAAGAGCCTCGCAGAAATGCGGGGCTTTTTGCATTCAGGGCTGGAAGCTCATTTGGTATGAGCGGTCCCCTCATAAGGGAAGGGTAGATAGGTTCGAATCCTTCGCGGCCCACCAATTAAGCGCCATTAGCTCAACCGGAAAGAGCAATAGCCTTCTAAGCTATCTGTTTCAGGTTCGAGTCCTGAATGGTGCGCCAAATTCCTACCAGGACCATAAGAGCGAAAGCTCAACGCACTACCCTCATCTTGCCAGCCTCGCCGCTGGCTTTTTTCGAGCGCATTACCACCAAGAACCAGACCCAACCAACACATTGCTGAATATCTGTGGCTACGGTGGGTTAGTGCGCTTCAAAAAAGAAAACCCGCGCAATGGCGGGCTTCGTGAAAATGGGCGACGGTAAGTAGCGTCAACTACTCACCGCCATCTTGCCCGTGAATCGACTCACGAACAAAGACCGAAGGCCCATATCGTCTGATCAGACGCTATAGACATTAGATCGGATTTGTTCATCTAACAATCACCCGCAATCTTATTTTTGAACAAGTCCCCGAGTCTGGGGGTGGAAATGAACAGAATGCCATACAAAAGCGATCCGAACCTCTGGTCGATCCTCATCGCTTTCGGCATGACCCTAGTCGGCGCAATAGCCAGTTATTCATTCAAAGTCCTCAACGGTGAAGCATTTAGTTGGAGGACCATGTGCCTACAACTAATCGTGTCGATTTTCGCCGGGCTTATCATGATCATGATTGCCATACATTACGCATGGCCGCAGGAAGTAACTGGCGGTGTGTGTGGTATGGCTGGCTGGTCTGGCTCATCTCTAATTAAAGCTCTGGAAGGTCGCTTCCTAAGCAAAGCGGCGGGGAAAGAAGCTGATAATGAATAAAGACCAGTTTATCAAAGCAACAGGAATCACACCGGCTTTAGCCGACAAGTGGTACCTGTGCATAGTCGATACCATGAAGGAATTCGGTATCGATACGCCAAAAAGACAAGCTCACTTTCTTGCACAGATCGGTACTGAATCCAATGGTTTCAGAGCGGTGCAGGAATCTCTTAATTACTCGGTATCTGGCCTGCAGATATTCGGCTCCCGCCTGACTGAACCTCAACGGCAGCAACTCGGGAGAAAGCCGGGTGAACTGGCGCTATCTCCGGCGAGACAAGAAGCCATTGCGAATATCGTTTACGGCGGCCGGTACGGTAACAATCAAAACGGCGACGGATGGAAATATCGTGGACGTGGACTGAAGCAGATTACCTTTAAGGATAATTACGCCGCCTGCGGGAAGGCGCTGAATCTTGATTTGGTAGCTAGTCCGGATTTGCTCCTTCAGGACTTAAATGCGGCTCGTTCCGCCGGGTGGTTCTGGAAAGCCAACAACTGCAATCAGTTTGCTGATGCCGGGGACGTTAAGGGTTTAACCAGGCGTATTAATGGTGGATTCAATGGGATGCAGGACAGAATCGACCGCACGAATAAAGCGGAGGCAGTTCTGAAATGAGCATCACCACGATTAAAAACTTCATCCCATTCATTTTCGCGCTGATCATCATCGGCTTTATCGTAAAGCTCGGCGCTGACAACCGGCAGTTGCGCATCAGTAACGCATCACTGACAGCAGAGTCAAAGCAACTCAACGTCAAGAACAACGATCTGGCAACAACGCTGCAGAATCTGACCGACGCTGTCACCGACATGAACAAGTTGGTAGATAAAGAAGCTAAGCGCCGGGCAGCAGCAGAAATGAAATCACAGAGATTGCAGGAAGAGGTGAAGGAAGCATTAAAAGATAACCAATGTGCCACAGTACTTCTTCCTGATTCAGTTGTTCAGTCATTACTGGAGCAAGAAAGATCCATGAGGGGTAAGAATGAATCAAAGTGATCTCAAACACATCTTTGACTATGACCCCCAGTCAGGATTTTTAAAGTGGAAAAATCCTCGCTCAACAAAATTTAAAGCTGGTGATATTGCAGGTAGTTATAGAGCAGATGGTTATATTCAGATTAAGCTTTCTGGGAAGATGTATTTAGCACACCGACTCATATGGATGTATCTATATGGTGAAGAAGTTAATTGTATAGACCATATTAACCATAACCGAAGCGATAATAGAGCCGAAAACTTGCGGGCTGCTAACAAATCACAAAACGGTGCAAACCGCAAAAAGTGCAAAAGCAACAGCACTGGATTTAAGGGTGTTTGCAAGAAGAAAACAAGATATACAGCATCACTGATTAGCAACGGAACCAGGATCAATATGGGGTATTACGATACCCCTGAAAAAGCATATTCGGCATATCAGCTTGGTGCATATCTTTACCATGGTGAATTCGCTTACTCATGAGGTGAGTGATATGAAAATGGTATACGTCGTCTGGCTGTCAATTTTATTGAGCAGTTGCGCAGACAGGCAGATTCAATACGAAGTGGTAAAGACGCCGACAGTGCCGATACCGGCAAATCTTCTGATTGATTGCTTTATACCGACCATCAAAGAAGATATGACGTTCGGTGACAGCGTGCAGTTGAACGTTGCTCTGCTGAGTGCGCTGGATACCTGCAACGGACAGGTTCGAACCATCCGAGAAATAGAATCCTCCCGACAAGGAAAGATTTCTCAACCCCAATAAGGCGGTGATCAAATCTTGCTGACGGGTAAGCCGGAAGTGACCAATCACTACTGAGAAGCAGAGAAACCGTTGCGCTAAGGAGAAGGTATGTCGCTTTATCCATTTGGTAGTGTGCCGGGGCCAGCAGGTTCACCTGGTCCGGCAGGGGCATCATTAGTAAGACAGAAATCAGAGTGCTACTTCAGCGGGTTAAGTCTGGTGATTCCAACCACGCCAACCAATCTGATTAACCTGATTAAAAACCTGACGCACACCGGATCCCTTGCACCATTCTTTAACACAACGACTAACAAGCTGAACGTGTTCAACCAGAACACTACGGTAACGTTCAAGGTTAACGTGATCGGCACATGGTCTGGCGCTTCAACTAACCGAAGCATGACGGTCGACTTCCCACAGACTAACGGTAACTCGCTGACTAAAACGCGAGATGCTCAGGTCACAACGGATATCCTTTCTTTCCCGACATTCTTCAGTGTCGACAAGGACGGGAATCTGGCAACCAGCGGTAGTGACATCACCATCGTATCGAACGGCGCGACATTTACCGCAACAGCTATTCTCCTTGTTGCCGAGCAGATGGTCCCATCCCCATAAGGTGAAATATGCAATTACTAAACGTGCCAGTAGCTGTAGGTGGTTGGGTTCAGGTATATGACGGCACAACTACGGCAACAATCAGCGTATACGGGATTCACTCCCCGGCGGTTGCTCAGATATGCCAGTCAACCGCAGCGCCATCAAACAGCCTGATTGGGCTACCACTGACATCAACATCTGATTCGAAAAGCTCTTATGTCGCATCCAGCGGAACGCCCGTATACGTGAAGGCGTTGGTGGAAGGCGTATCCGTAATCATCAACGCTTAGGATAAACAAAATGACTAAACGCGTAATCTCAACTGGCGGCGTACCCACTACAGTGCCGAGCACTTCGGATGTTCCAGTGGCAGCAACATCAAGCACGGCAGGCATCGTTAAGCAAATGACATTCACCGCGCAACTGACTGCCGCACCAACACAGGCAGACTTCAATGCGCTGCTGACCAAACTGATCGCATCCGGTCAGATGGCATCAAGCTGAGGTGGTTAAATGCCCAAGGTAATCAAACACTGGAATGTGGTGATATCCACTCAGGATTCCTTGCTTAACGGTAATGGACCAGTCCGCATCGGAAAAAGTAAAACATGTAATCCAGTCATTGAGCATGGTTTCCTTATGTTTGAAGATTACAAAGGCTCGCAGGCGGGAATCAACCTTTCCGAGGTTTCGATCTTCACCATCGAACCTGAATACGAAGAGTAAATAACATGGCAAAGCTCACCGACAAACAAGAGCTGTTTGCCCGTGAGTACCTGAAAGATTTAAACGCCACTCAGGCAGCTATCAGGGCGGGCTACAGCGAGAAAACTGCCCGCTCAGTTGGGAGCGAAAACCTGACTAAACCTGACATTCAGGAATATATCTCGCAACTAAACCAGGAGCGCCTGAACAGGGTGCAAATCGATGCTGACTACGTACTGCGTCAGGCTGTAAAGTTACATGAGCGTTGCATGCAGGAAGTTGAGCCAATTACCGATCGTCGTGGCGAAGAGATAACCGATGAACAGGGGCGCACGATTTACGGTTTCGATGCTAAAGGAGCAGCGGCCGCACTTAAGTTGGTTGGTGATCACATCACTGTTCAAGCATTTAAGACCAACATTAAATCGGAGCATGCTGGCTCTATTGGGCTAAATCTGAACAAATCCCTTAGCGAGCTATTCGAAGATGACAGCGATTAACCCTATATTCAAACCGTTCATTAAGCCACATCGATACAAAGTGGCAAAGGTGGTCGCGGGTCAGGGAAAAGCTGGACAATTGCACGTTTACTCGTAGAGATATCTCGCCGGGGGTGCTATCGCTTTCTCTGCGCCCGCGAACTCCAGAACAGTATTAGCGACTCAGTAATCAGACTTCTTGATGACACCATAAATCGGGAAGGGTATCAGGCTGAATTTGAAGTGCAGAGGACTAGTATTCGCCACCTGATCACCGGCAGCGAATTTATGTTCTATGGCATCAAGAACAACCCGACCAAAATTAAGTCACTTGAAGGTATCGACATCTGCTGGATGGAAGAGGCAGAAGCCGTATCAAAGGATTCATGGGACATCTTGATCCCAACAATTCGTAAACCCGGATCTGAAATCTGGGTTAGCTACAACCCAAAGAACATCCTCGACGATACCCATCAGCGCTTCGTAATTGCACCTCCTGATGACATCTGCCTGCTAACCGTTAACTATACGGATAACCCATGGTTTCCTGACGTTCTACGGCTGGAGATGGAAGAGTGCAAGCGCAAGGACTACGACCTTTATCTGCATATCTGGGAAGGTGAGCCGGTAGCAGATAGCGATATGGCAATCATCAAGCCATCGTGGATTGCAGCAGCTGTTGATGCTCATAAGCTGCTTGGGTTCGAGCCAGTAGGTGAGAAACGAGTCGGCTTTGACGTCGCGGATGAAGGCGAGGATAGCAATGCGATCACTCTGCGTCATGGCTCAGTTGCTATAGATGTATGCGAATGGAATAAAGGCGATGTAATAGAGTCATCGAACAAGGTAAACCTTTATGCCGAGCAGAACCACGCAGATGAAATAATTTACGACTCGATCGGCGTTGGTGCAGGCGTAAAAGCACAGCTAGGCCGTATTGCAAAAGTTAATATTCAGGGCTTCAACGCTGGCGGCGCGGTTCTGATGCCTGAATCTGAATACATGGCAGGCAAAAAGAACAAAGACATGTTCTCCAATATCAAGGCTCAGGCCTGGTGGAATGTGCGCGACCGATTCTACAAAACATGGCGTTGCGTGGAAGCCAGAAAGAAAGACCCGAACTGTCCTATCGAGTATTCACTTGACGAACTAATCAGCCTCTCATCCTCCATACCAAAGCTTGAATATCTGAAAGCTGAGTTGTCGCGCCCATGGGTTGACTACGACGGTAATGGTCGAGTGAAAGTCGAAAGCAAAAAAGACATGAAAAAGCGGGGCATACCATCCCCGAACATGGCTGACTCCCTAATCATGGCATTCGCGCCGCTTATCAGAAAGCCGCTGCGAATCTCCGACGAACTTTTGAGGCTCGCATAGTGTTTGAACGCTGGAAAAAGAAAAAAGCTGAGCCTCCAAAGGAAGAGGCAAAACAGCCCATGTCGCTGGTTAATGCGCTGGCGATGATAAATGAGCAGGAAAGGATTAAGTCAGAGGGTGAAGCGCTTCGCAAGATTGAGCGCTACACACCTCCGCCGGGAGTTATCCCTGAGCATATCGGCGATGCTGCTCTGGCTATGGACTCCACACCATACAGTTACCTGAATTCAGCCAATATCACTGCGTATGGGTATGGGGGATTTCCCGGCTATCCATATCTGTCACAACTTGCTCAGTTGCCGGAGTATCGCAAAATTACTGGCACAATCGCCGAAGAGATGACGCGCAAGTGGATTGAGCTGAAGCACGTCGGAAAAGATGATGGTGACGACAAGGCCGACAAGATTCGCCAACTGGATGACGCGTTAAGGCGCTTTCAGGTGCGTGAAAAGTTCCGTGAAGCTGCTGAGCATGACGGTTACTTCGGTCGCGGCCAGATTTACATCGATGTGAAGACGCCGAGCGGTAATTCTGCCTGGCTGGTTCCCGATGAGCTGGACAAGAAGCTCTACATCAGCCCGCGCAAGATAACCAAAGGCAGCCTGAACGGGTTCCGCGTTATCGAGGCGATGTGGACTTATCCTGGCGTGTATAACGCTGACAACCCGCTAAGCCCTGATTTCTTCAACCCGGCTGAATGGTACGTCATGGGGCGTACAGTTCACGCCAGTCGTATGCTGACGATGATTTCACGTCAGGTGCCTGACATCCTCAAGGCGGCGTACAACTTCGGCGGTTTGTCTCTTAGCCAGATGGCGGAGCCATACATACAGAACTGGCTGAGAACGCGAGACAGCGTAAGCGATCTGGTTCACTCGTTTGTGGTGTACGGCCTTAAGACGAACATGCAAAACGTGTTATCTGGAGTTGCGGATCCAAACCTGTTTATGCGTGCTGAGTTCTTCAATAAGGTTCGCGACAATCGCGGAATGTTCCTTGTTGATAAGGATGCGGAAGAGTTCTTCCAGTTCGTGACAAGCCTGTCCGGTGTCGACGCTCTCCAGGCTCAAGCGCAAGAGCAGATGGCGTCAGTATCAAGCATCCCTCTTGTTAAGTTGCTTGGCATCACTCCAAACGGGCTTAACGCTTCGTCTGATGGTGAGATTCGCGTCTTCTACGACTCAATTCACGCCATGCAGGAGAATCTGTTCAGAAGCCCACTGAAAACGGTGCTGGATGTCATTCAGTTGAACGAATTCGGTGAGATTGACCCTGATATCGATTTCGAATTCCTGCCGCTGTACGAGCTTACAGAAGCTGAGAAAGCAGAGGTCATGAAACATCAGTCTGAGGCTGACAGGAACTATGCCGAAGCCGGAGTGTTCGACCTCGACGCGATCAGGAGTATGCGCCAGTCCGACAAGGCGAGCCCATACCACATGATGGAATCCGAAGATGACGAAGAAGAGTACGAAAACGAGTCCATCGAAGAAGGATTCGAAGATCCAGGCAACCCTTCGTCCAGTCAGGGCTAACGCCGGAGTTCATGAGTGGTATCGCGCCGAGCTTCTCAAGCTGGTTCGGGAGATGGACAAGTCTTACCGGTACTGGCTTGAGGCTGGCTACAAAGACAGCATGGCGATGGATGCCAGTCCGGCGAATGAGCTTAAGCGCAGGCTGGCGAAGCTCGGCAAACAGTGGAAGAGCAAGTTCAACGAGCTTGCAAAGAAACTGGCAGATCGCTTTGTCGATAAGACTCTGCGGAATACCGACGTTTCTCTACACTCCGCGTTAAAGTCTGGCGGCTTCACGGTTAAGTTCACGATGAATGATGAGCTTAAAAACGCGATGCAGGCCGTCATTAACGAGAACGTCAACCTGATTAAGTCGATACCTGAGCACTACCACACACAGGTGGAGACGATGGTCATGCAGTCTGTCAGTCGTGGTCGTGACCTTGGCTATCTCACTGATGAGCTGGTGAAGCGCTACGGCATCACACGCAGACGCGCAGAGACGATTGCACGCGATCAGAACAACAAGGCTACGGCGGTCATTCAGTCTGAACGACAGAAGAAACTCGGCATCACCAAAGGTATCTGGCGGCACTCACATGCCGGTAAACAACCAAGACCATCCCATGTGAAAGCAGACGGTAAAGAGTTCGACCTTGATAAGGGGCTGTATCTCGATGGTGAATGGGTGCTACCGGGTGAGGCTATCAACTGCCGGTGTACGTGGTCTCCGATTATTCCCGGGCTGGAGAGAAAATGATTGAAGTGTTCAAGGCGCTAGGCCTGACATTGATATTTGGTGGCGTGGTTATTGCTGCGCTGGTCATCACTGCACTGGCTAAAAAGTGATAAAATAACTATCTGGCTAGGGTAGCTCCCGAAAAGCGGCATCGTCACCGCCTGCCAGATATCTCTGACGAAACGACTAAGACGAGGTTGTTATGAAAGCATTATTTGGCTCATATCTTATAAGTGACCAATACGGCACTTCAAAAGACGAATTCATTGGTGTTTTTGATGATGAGGATCTTCTGCAAAAAGCAAAAACTGCTTACGAGGAAAAGCATTCAAACACCCTATGCCGAACAGAAATCACTGAAATTGAAATCAATCATGCGAGGTTGTTATGAAGATTCTGATTGGAAGATGGGAATCAGGTGGTGACTGGAAATCTGTGATACTTGGTGTGTTTGAAAGTGAAGAGATCGCCAAAGATACAGAGCAGAAATTCCAAAGAAAGCATGAAGGCCACAACTACTACAAGACAGAGTATGTAGATGCAGAGCTGAATAAACCAATTAACATGTAATGTACAGATAAACAAATAGGCTGCCAAATGGCGGCCTTTTTTAATGCCTGAAGAAAGGTAAATCCATGCCCGTACGCAAAGTTGACGGCGGCTGGCAATGGGGAAGACACGGCAAGGTTTACTCAACCAAAGAAGAAGCAGAAGAGCAAGAGCAAGCCGCTTACGCCAATGGCTACACTGGTGACTCTGCTTTGGCATTCGACAGGGCAACAGTTCGCTCCTTTGACAAGGACGGTCGTCTGCACATCGAATTGACGCCAATCAGCAAGGCTAACGTCTGCCCCTACTATGGCCGTGAAATTCCCAATTCCAGATCGCTAGGCTTACAGCCTGACAAAGTTTACTACCTGCTTCGCGACCCCAAAGAGTTAGCCAAAGCAGCATCGACATTCAACAACATCCCTCTCCTTAACGAACACATCCCGGTTACCGCCGCAGACCCCCAGAAGATGGCTGTGGTTGGCTCTACTGGTACTGATTCTGAGTTTGATGGGACATACCTCAAAAACTCCCTTGTTGTCTGGGACGCTGATTCCATCGCTGGAATTGAAACGGACGAGAAGAAAGAGCTTTCGTCGGCCTACAGATATGTAGCTGACATGACCCCCGGCGTGCATGAAGGCCAGCCATACGATGGCGTAATGCGCGATATCGTCGGGAACCACGTTGCTCTCGTAATAGAGGGCAGAGCCGGATCCGACGTTGTTGTCGGGGATTCAATACCATTGGAGCTAAAAGAGATGGCAAAAGCCAAACAACTCGCGGCTGCTCTGAAGCCATTCCTGGCACAAGACGCAGACCTCGAAGAAGTCGAAAAAGCGGTCAAGAAAAATCTCGAACTCGAAGAGGAAGAGAAAGACGAGCGCGAGCGTAAAGACATCAAGGCCAAAGAGAAGCGCGACGAGTACGAAGAGAAAAAACTCGATCGCGAAGACGAAAGTCTCGGCGAAAAGGCTAAAGATAAAAAGGCCAAAGACAAAAAGGCTATGGACGAAGAGTCCGAAGAAAAGGACAAAAAAGCCGAAGATGAAGACGACGAAGACGAAGAGGACAAGGCAGCTATGGATGCCGCATTAATCCGCAAAGCTGAAGAAAACGTGATGGGTCGCATCCGTCAGGCCAATGAAGCGCGTGAGTGTGTTCGACCGCTCGTTGGTGATGTGAGCCTGGTAGCCATGGATTCCGCAGAGTCTATTTATCGCTTCGCTCTGGAATCTATCGGTGCAAACCATAAAGGCGTACATCCATCAGCGCTGAAATCAATGGTTGAATTCTCTATCAGCCAGAAATCTGATGCCCGCAAACCTAACCACGGTTTGGGTATGGATTCAGCGGCAACGACTTCCTTCGCCAAAGCATTCCCTGGCGCAACCAAAATGAAACGGAGCTAAGCAATGAGCGGCTTTCAAAGTGTAATTAATCAGCAGCAGGCACCGGGCGTTGAAGGTGATTTCGCGTCTGCTAACCCGAAAGCAAGCTTGCTGGCGGGTGAAGGTGCTCTGGTAGCTGGCACCAACGGCGTAATCGTAGGTCGATTCGCATGGGTAACCAACGGCGTTGTCGACAATACCGGTACCGGCGTTCCTGCTGGCTTCGTTCATCGCGAAGGCCAGGCGTCGATCACTACCTGGCTGGCTGAAGCTTCCATGACCGTTCAGCCTGGCTTCCAGATGACCCTGATGACTGCTGGCGACTTCTGGGTGAAAACCACTGGAGCGGCAACTGTCGGTCAGAAAATCTTCGCCAAATTGTCAGATGGTTCCATTACTACTGGCGCAGCCGGTGCAACAATCTCCGGTTATGTAGAAACAAAATTTGTTGTTGGTAGCGCTGGCGCTGCTGGCGAACTGATTCAGATGGGCACCTGGAGCTAATCAATGAATAACGCAGAATTTTTACAACATAAAGCGATGGCTGAACGGGATTACGGTGTAATCCTTCCGGAAGCCAAAGCCTATCTGACCGACGCTGTAGCGAATAGCTATTCCTACGCGATGGATGCCCAGCCGACGCTGGTAACCACCAGTAACTCCGGTATCCCGTGGTACTTCACCAACTATGTCGATCCAGAACTGATTCGCATCCTGGTTACCCCGATGAAAGCGGTGGAAATCATGGGCGAAACCAAAAAGGGCGACTGGACTACCATGACCGCGCAATTCCCGGTCGTTGAATCCACTGGTCAGGTTTCCAGCTATGGAGACTACAACAATAACGGTCAGGTCAGCGCTAACGTAAACTGGGTTCCTCGTGAATCCTACCTGTACCAGACCATCACTCAGTGGGGTGAGCTGGAGCTGGATCGTTATGGTGAAGGTCGTATTGCATGGGCTCAGCAACTGAACACCGGTTCCGCTCTGACCCTGAACAAATTCCAGAACAAGTCATATTTCTTCGGCGTTTCTGGCCTGAAGAACTACGGCATCCTGAATGACCCTAACCTGCCAGCATCAATCACCCCGGGGGCAACCGGGACCGGTAGCGGCACTACATGGGCAACCAAAGACGGTCAGGCTGTGTATGACGACATTCAGGCGCTGTACACGCAACTGATCAAGCAGACCAAAGGATACGTAGAGCGTGACAGCAAAATGACGCTGGCGATGTCTCCTGAGTCTGAGGCGAACCTGACCAAGACCAACATGTACAACGTCAACGTTTCAGATCAGCTGAAGAAAAACTTCCCGAATCTGCGCGTTGTCACCGCCGTTGAGTACAACACCGCATCAGGCGAACTGGTTCAGTTGATTGCCGACGATCTGGATGGTCAGAACACTGGCTACTGCGCGTTTACCGAAAAAATGCGTGCTCACCCGGTTGTTGTTGATCTGTCCGCGTACAAACAAAAGAAAACCGGTGGCACCTGGGGCGCAATCATTCGCCAGCCGCTGGCATTTGCAAGCATGTTGGGAGTTTAATTCATGGCAGAAATGGTAAGTGTTGGCTGCAAATTGCCAAACGGCCTTCAGGTTACTCTGGATGGCAAAACAGTAATCCTGAACGGGGCGGCATCTACCGCCCTGCGTGGTCTTGATGGTGCAATTCCTGAAGGTGCTTTCGGCGTTACTCAGGTCGAGAAAGACTTCATGGATAAGTTCATGGAGACCTATCACGACGCGGCCTACATCCAGAACAACGCAGTGTTCATCCAGAAAGACGAACGCAGTGTGAAGGCCCAGGGTAAAGAACTGGAAAAAGCCAAAACTGGCCTCGAAGGTCTTGATCCGGAAAACCCGGCTCCGGGCGTCAAAAAGGCTGACACCAAATAACGGGAGCAGTGAATGGGCGTCGTAATATTTGACCCCGCCGCATTTAAGCTACGCTATCCTGAATTCTCATCTGTCGACGACGCACTCCTTCAGCAGTATTTCACCCAGGCAACCATCTATCTCGATAACACAGACTTCAGTCGTGTGTCGGATTTGGCTGTCCGCGCAATGCTGCTGAATATGCTGGTTGCCCATATCGCCTTTCTTTACTCGGGCGCTAATGGGCAGTCTCCATCCGGATTGGTAGGGAGAATTGACAGTGCATCAGAGGGTTCAGTTAGCGTTCATGCGGATATGCCAGGGGTAACAGCAAACTCAGCATGGTACATGCAAACAAAGTATGGCGCTGATTACTGGAATGCTACGGCACCATTCCGCACCTTCCAGTATATAAGCGGTCATTCCCCATCAAATTATCCCTACGGATATTACCGGAGGTACTGATGGATAAGGTGATGGACGCACTGGATAAAGCAGCAAGCTCATTCGAAAATCTTCAACTAAAAGTTGGATTCCTTGAAGGAGCCACTTACCCAGACGGAATCCCTGTTCCAATGGTTGCTGCAACGAACGAATTTGGTAACCCGGCAAATAACCAACCGCCAAGACCATTCTTTCGCAATGCAATATCTGGACATGAAACGGAATGGCAAGAAGCAACAGCCAAACTGATTGAAAGCGGTGATGAGACCATGGATGTTCTTTCTCTGCTTGGTGAAATAATCGTGGATGACATTAAAGAATCTATTCGATCACTTGATTCTCCGCCACTTTCACCAGTGACCATTGCGAAGAAAGGATTTGATAAGCCGCTGATTGACACATCAAACATGCTAAACAGCGTTAGCTACGAGGTAGGAGAAATTGAATCTCAGACAAATAGCGAATAACGCGATCACCAGCATCAACCCCAATATCTCAGCAATCCTGAAGAAATACGCCGGTGAAACCATCGGGCCCGGGCGAAAGCCGGTTCCGTCTTACCTTCCAGAACAGAACGTTACCATCCAGTTGCAGCCAATCAGCCGCGGCGACATGCAGCACGTCGACGGCCTGAACATTCAGGGGCTGGCGAAGGTGATTTACGTCAATGGCAACTACTTCAGTGTGCAGCGCGAAATGGAGCAGGGCGGCGATATCTTCGTGATTAATGGCGAGCAATGGCTTGTCGTTGAGCCTGTTGAGTTATGGGATTCATGGTGTCGATTGATTGTGGTATTGCAGGTGAGCCCATGAATGACTTCACCGTAGATGATGTTATCGATGTGCTGGCTGGCTACATCGAGCCGATCGCCGGTACATGCCAGCAAGCTCAGGCTAACCGCGTACCAATGCCAAAAGGCCAGTTCTGCATCCTGACCCCTTTGCGATTTCCCAGGTTATCCACGACGAGAGACATCAAGCAGGACACTGGCTCTCCGGCAACAAGCGCCATGGGATACACCGAAGTTCGCCAGGCTGATATTCAGGTGGATATCTACGGTCAGGGTGCAGGGGATCGGGCCATTGCACTCGAAACCACGTTCGCGAGCAGTTATGGCTACGACACCATCAAGGCCATAGACCCCAGGCTTGCCCCGCTTTACTCATCACCTGCCATTCAGGCGCCGATGATCGACGCCGAAAGTCAGTGGCAGGAGAGATGGACCCTGACTCTTTCTTTACAGGCTCATATTACCGTGTCGTTCCCACAGGATTACTTCGACAAGGCCGAAATAACTTTACAACAGGTAGATATATGACCATTCCATTATCAACGGATTTTAATATCACGCCCAATGTCGTTACGCCTGCCGGTTCTGCGGTTGATGCTAACGGCCTGA